AGTTAGATACATCCAGCGTTACGGAAATGAGTTATATGTTCCAAAACTGCTATTCTCTTGTTTCTATACCGCAGTTAGATACATCCAGCGTTACGAAAATGAGTTATATGTTCAGCGGCTGCCAAGCTCTTTCAACCTTAAAGCTACAAAACATAAAACTCGCAATCTCGCTGAATAGAGCAAACCTGCTCATTAAAGAGTCACTGCTCTATATTATCAACAACGAGGCGGCAACGAGTGCAATAACAATCACTTTATCAGAATATGCCTACACTCGTTTGGCGGAGGATGCGGATGTAGTTGCAGCATTAGCAAATCACCCTAACATATCAATAGCAATGTAATATGAAAGAACTTAAAGCAAGAACGGGTTACTACCTAACCCAAGCCGCTGAAGTAGGCGATAATAGGCAGTTTATTACAGCTATCAAGGGCGTGAATGTAGTCGAGGAAGATTGGCGAGAGGCGACCGAAGAGGAGAAAGCAGCCTATGAGATAGCGCAAGAAAACAAAGAAACAAACATCAACCCCTAATCTGGAGGCTGACCCTGCGGCGTTATGTTGTGGGGTTAGCCTATTTATACTATGGGCTCTCTCAACTTTCATTTGAACATTACACAGGATGTAATGCACGGCGTTACTATTATCTTCATCTGTTGCGTGGCTATCATCGTGGCGGTGCTGCTTGATCTTAACACAGGCATTAACGCAGCCAAGAAAAACCACGAAAAGATAAAGAGCCGCATCCTGCGCCGTACCATTACAAAGATTATCGACTACCTACGTGTGCTGGTCTTCGGTGTGATCATCGACGTGCTGGGGCTCGCCTTTCCCTGGTATAACATCCCCTACTGCGCTATCCTCGTAGCCGTGGGCGTGGTGCTTATCGAGGCAAAGAGCGTGCTGGAGAACTACCAAAAGAGCAAGAGCGCAGCCAGCGAGTTGCCCGATATGCTAATGGATGTAATTAAGGCAGTCACCCGAGAGGATGCACAGCGCATAATCGAATTAATCAAGGCGGAGAACAATAAAACGCAGTAATTATGGCACAGCACTTCACCCTCGCAGAGCTTACACGCTCGGACACCGCAGATCGTCTGCGCATAGCCAACACCCCAAACCACGACGAGGTGCGACGGCTTAACCACCTTATGGATAACTGCCTCGACCCGATACGCAATGCGTGGGGCAAGCCTATCGAAGTAAATAGCGGCTACCGTTGCCGACGACTTAATGAGGCGGTCAGGGGTGCGCCCACCTCCCAGCACCTCAAGGGCGAGGCGGCAGACATCACCACAGGCTCAAAGGAGGACAACAGGCGACTCTTTGAGCTTATCCAATCTCTCGGCGTGGACTTCGACCAGCTCATAGACGAAAGCGGCTACAAGTGGCTGCATATATCGTGCAAGGCGCAGGGCAACCGCCATCAAATACTACACCTATGAAAACACACCCCGCAGGCGTGGCGAAAGTCACTATATTGCGGGGTAATTTTATTTTTTGATATGAAGTGGAAATTTTTACTTATCTTTGCGGTGGCAACTTTGGCAACCATAGGTTGGCAGGCGTGGCGCATCGACGCACTAAAGGCGGATAACGCTCGCAACCACAGCAATGCAACGGCTCTTTTATCCGAGGTGGAACACTACCGCACCAGCGACAGCCTTAACGCCGTAAAATCGGCGGTTTTGGCGCTTAAACTCGCAGAGGTGGAACAATACCGCGCCGAGGATATAAAGACCATTGAAACGCTAAAAATAAAGCGAAAAGAGTTAGAGCAGATTACAGCGATCCAGACGCGCACGATTACCGAGTTGCGAGGCAGGGCGCGTGACTCCGTGATAATGCGCGAAAGCGTGGAGGTGGTCAAAGTGCAATGCGTGGATGTCACCGATGCGTGGATAGACTTGCACGGCTGCATAGACCCCGATGGCGATTTCAATGGTACGCTCGAGGTGCGCGATAGTCTGCTGGTGGTGGAAACCATAAAGCGCAGGCGTTTCCTCGGTTTCCTATGGCGAACAAAGGCTATAAAGAGCCACAAGGTGGATGTGGTGAGCAAGAACCCACACACCGAGATTGTGGGCGTGGAGAGCATCCAAATAGAGCGATAAATAACACATTTTACGCCAATTTGTTGCTATTTTCACCCCGAAAGTTGCTAACAGACTGATAATGAATGGGGAAAATAAAGTTAATAACTTTACACCCAATAATTACACATTTGCCCAAACCTACATAAACCAACCCATACAGACCGCAAGCAAATTGCGGTTTTTTTTATATCCGTGTTTGTTGCTTTAGGCAAATATTTGTAGTATATTTGTTGCGATTTTTCAATAGCAACAAATATAGCACGAAATGAGCACGAAGGAGAGTGTAAAGTTGCGCCGAAGGTTAATGCCATCGGGCAACACTTCGCTATATCTCGACATATACCGCCGAGGTGTGCGAAAGTTGGAATATCTCAAATTGTATCTTATCCCCGAAAAGAACAGGGCAGATAAGGAGAAGAACAAGCAAACGCTACAACTTGCCGAGGCGATACGCTCAAAGCGACACATTGACCTCATAAATGGCGAGTTTGGTTTTTCATCGCCAAGTGATGGAGATCTTCTTTTCTTTCCCTATGCGGAGGCACTATGTAGGCAGAAGGACGCCGCCCCGATGCGTTCCACGCTTTACCACTTACGCCAATATGAGAAACGGGATTTTTTGACCTTCAACGACATTACGCCTATGTGGTTGGAGGGGTTTCTTGCGTACCTCGATAAGGCGCACAAGTATAACGACGAGGAGGCGAAGTTAAATGCGAACTCAAAGCGTTTATATTTCACCAATCTAAAGACCATATTGCACCACGCGCAGAGTAAGGGCGTAATGCGTCACGATCCGCTCAAGAGTGTGGAGAATTATAAAGCCGAGGAAACGACGCGCGAATACTTAACTATCGAGGAGGTGCGGAAGTTGGTGCAGACCGACTGCGAGAGCGAAGCAATACGCAGGGCGTTCCTCTTTGCGTGTCTTACGGGTCTGCGCCGTAGTGATGTAGTAAAATTGCGGTGGGGCGACATTCAGCAGCAGGGCGAGTTCCTGCGAATAGTGTTCCGCCAGCAAAAGACAAAGGGGCTGGAATATCTCGACATAACGCCACAGGCGCAGGAGGTGCTGGGAGAGCGCAGGGATGCGGACAGCCTGGTATTCGGGGATATCCTCACAAAGCAACACACGAATAATGTGCTACGCCGTTGGGTGCTTCGCGCGGGCATAGATAAGAAAATAACCTTCCATTGTGCCCGTCATACTTTTGCCATTATGATGCTCGACATCGGCACCGATATATATACGGTGAGCAAGTTGCTGGGGCATCGCGAACTCCGCACCACGCAGATATATGCGAAGGTGCTGGATAAGAACAAGCAGAAGGCGGTAGCCAATATCCCGCAGTTTTTTAGTTAGCTTTTGTGATAGTTTTTTTAGTTAGTTTTTGCGATAGTGAAAATAAAATCGCCCTAATATTTAGGTAGTTATGGCAGGGCGTGATTTTCTATGCAAATAAAACCTCTATAATTTTGTAGGGTGGAAAATATTTCCTACCTTTGTCGATGTAGAGAAGCAAAAAACTCTCTCACATCGTGCTATCGGCGACACTCATAGGCGGGGTGTCGCTTTTTTTATAAGGGCGTAAAAAAGGGCGGAATAACCGCCCTTTCTTTAGTTTAGTTATAAGTAAACACACGCCCAAAATGTTGCAAATACGAACTATCTCCGTAGGGAAAACACAAATAGCTGCTGAAGAAAATATCGTATTTGGCAAATTTCTTATGTGATGGCTATGTGATTGATGCAACGAGGTTGTCTAATGGTTGCCCAATGGTTGTCTAATTAGTTCACCGTGCCCTGCGTGGGTCGGCTCTGCATCCTGCCCTCGCCAGTGAGTAGCCATCGAGCGTTAAGCGTGGGGATGCGCTCCACAAGGCGCAGAACAGGACTAATGCCCCACCCCTCACCTCGTAGGAGCTTCGACAGGTAGGGGCGTGACCACCCAACCATCTCGGCAAACTCGGTGCGGTTGCCCTCCGTAAAATATACTATTATAATTTTCAGCCGTTCCTGCATCGTTAGTGGTTTACTATTTTGCACATTAGTTCTTCGGTTCTTTTACTATCTCTATTTCCTTAAACCGCAACGCCATATCAACCTGAGCGCAGAAGTATTTAGTAAAAAGATACATCGTGCCGTCTTCCTCTTTGAAAAAGAGCACCTCCTGCACCTTGCCACTCATACGAATAGGCGCAGCAATAATCGGCTCGTTAAAGTTGTTGAGAGCCGATACAAAGGCAAACTCTTTGCCCTCCATAGGTAAAAGCAATTTAATCTTTGTGCCTACGCTTATAACACCCTGCTCGGTACGATAAGGCTCTTTAATCTTCTTGCGCAGAGAAACACTACGACCCTGAGCAAAGCACGCCGAAGCGATTACGCAAAACAAACATACAAGAAATAATTTTTTCATAATACCTAAATCTTTAAGTGTTAAACGATCTTTACTGCTTCTTCTCTATCACCGCCACCAGCCTATCAACGATTTTCAGCGCGTCGCCGTTCTGCTTAATCAAATCGCCGTTACACTTAATAAGCTCGTCAGTCTGGGCGTCTTTCTTACGGCGCAACGCTTCGATTTCGTTGTATTGGTTGGCTATATTCTTGCGATATAAGCCCTCAATGGATGCGACATTAATAACATCGTCAAAGGTAGTTATAACATCGCCAAATTGGGGATTTTGGGCTATCAGGCGCAACTCATTACCCTTTATCTTCGCCATTCGTATCATCGTCGCACGCTTGCGTAGTTTGAAATAATATGTACCGCCGTCGGTGATGCGGGTCTTATCTTTTATAAGTTTGATAAATACAACATCGTTGGGGGCAAAGGTTGGCAACATTGATGTTTTGCGCACGATCTCCGCACCGTCCACGTCGGCAGTCATATCCGAGGGGATGAAGTGCTCCAGCTCGTTATCCTCCTCCAGATACTCACTAATATCGTATTTATCGCACGCTGCAACCTCGGCAGATATGATGGGCACGGCTTCGTCTTTCTTTATCTCGGTGCGTAGCTCCTCTATAACCTCCACAGGATAGTTGGAGAGGTCAAGGACTTCGGCATCGGTTATGACGTTCACGCCGTCACGCATTGCCTCGGTTGGTGTCGCCTGGCTCACCATTTCATCTGCTGGGTATGGCGACATCGTTGCAGCTGGCACTTTCAACATTGCACCCTCACCAGTTAAAAGCCAGTTTTTATCAAATACTGGAAAGGCTTGGGCAATCTTACCCATAAGCGAGTCGGACAAATATTTTTCGTTTCCATTCATTGCAGAAGATAAATTTGTCCTATTATACGAGATAGCATCGGCAAAATCTGCACGAGTTGTAATAACGCCCTTAAATACCAGATAATCAAAGGCTTTCTTTATTATTTCTACTCTTGTCATAATTCACATTATTAAAAGGTAACAAATTATTTTTGTATTTTTTACAAACTTTTTACGCAAAATGTTTGTATTTACGAATTATGTTTGTATATTTGCAATGTGAAACAAAACCGAACATAAAACCGAACAAGCACAAAAGTAGGTAAAACGAAAGAGAAAACCAAAAAGTTAAACCAAAAAAATAGCACGGATATGACACAGAAAGAATTTACAGACCGCACAGGCGTACAGGTAACAGCAACAGAGTACAACGCAATAGAGGAGGTTTATGTAAACTGCGACCTTGAGAAAGACGAGTTTTGCAAGGTATGGGCGCAGATGAACGCCAGCCGAGTAGCTGCTGCCAAAGAGGCTGCAAAGCAACAGCGCAAGGAGGAGGAGTTGAGAGATAAGCTATTCTCTCTTTACTACCAGCTCGGCAGAATGGACTGGGATAAGTACGCTATTGCAGTGTTGAACGACCGCCAAAAGAATTTGCTCGACAGCGTAGGCATTGAGTTAATCGACCAATTCTACGCACTGAAGCAGGTTTACTCAATTAAGTACGACCTCGGCAAGTATCTCGGCATCATCAAATAATCACCAAAACCTACCAAAACATTAGCACGATGACAAACGTAATTACAGCCCGACAGATCAGAAATTGGGCGCAAGAGATCGCAACAATCATTAACAACCGCTATGCCGTCAGCGGAGAGTCGAAAATCTTTGAGCACGACTTCACCGTAGGGAATGACGTTTTCACCGCCACCGTAAGCTACAAGTGTGATGTTCACACAGATGAGGGCACGTGCTACGCTCCGCCCAGCTGGTGGGTAGATGACGAAAGAACCACAATAGAGCGAGTAACCGACGGTAACGGCAATGCCTGCCCAAAGCTGATAGATGCTTTAGAGTATTGGCTCAACTAACGGCGTGAAGCCTCCCACGCCATTCTCCATAATTTAGGTTAGATTTAAGTTTGTGTGAAAATTGGTAGGAGGCAAGGCGGTAAAAGGTGCGTATAAGGTTGCACACCCGAGGGCTGACCCCCTCACCGCCTACAACGAGCAAACGCTCAACAAAACGCAGTCGGAGCGTATTCCGACCAACGCTGGCAACGTAGATGCTTGCTTGTGAGGTCGAGTAATTGATTGACACCTCCGCAGAAAGCGAATAGCTGAAAGCGCAACAATCCTGCATAGGTACAGGCTTCGGGCGATGATATGAGCAGAAGCTGCCACAGGTAAAAATAAACGTCTTTTTATGCTCGGCGTGGCTTGACCGCCTAACCGAGCACAAAGGGCGGTGCGTATCTCTCTTTTAAGGTTACTAACTACACACATTTTATCCTTTCATTCCTCAATTCTCAATAGACCACCGCCCATTTTTTTGACAACTAAAACAATGAAACTATGGCAGATTTAAGAACCCCCTACCGCAAGAAGCTGGAGGCACGCGACTTTGCAATATTGGCAGAGTGGCAGGAGCTGACAGCCGACCCCAGCAACAGCCGTGAGGAGATTAGGGCGCACCTTATGCGAAAGCACAAGCTGCACTCTCGTAGCTCCATCCACGAAGCGATAAAGCGCGCCGAGCGCAAATACTACGGCGACGACGATAGCCGTGCCGAATAAAACCTACAACTATGAAGAAGATAGCACGATCATTTACCGCCTGCGCTCTAATTTTAGCGCTTTTGGTTTGCTTCTGCGGAATATGCAGGGAAACCGACACCTTTAGTGATTACTTGCTGAATACGGCATTTTTTGGGGCTTTGATTGCCCTCATTATTATGGTGTTCGCAAAGTGCGAAAAGGCGGGATATTTACCCGAGGAAAATGACACTAACGATAATTGGTAACAGACTATGAGTATCGAATTACTAACCGTTAAGGATGTGGCAAAGATGGTGAAACGCTCACCCGACCACATTTATAGATGCGTGCGCGAGGGCACAATCCCCCACTACAAGATGGGGCGCGATGTTCGTTTCTCGCTGGCACAGGTTGAGCAATGGCTCTCAACAAAACGAGTATATACAAAGGTCGAACTCAAGACCATAGCAGAAGCAAGAAACATTAACTAATAAACAATAGCACGATGGCAAAGACTACACTCATTCACTACACCGCCACGGGGCGCGTGTGCTTTAGGGCGGAAATGCCTAACCACCTAACGCAAAAACAAATTAAAACGCTGTGCCGTAAATGGCGCGTACCAATCAAGGGTTTAATCATTAAATACTCGTAAGATATGTGCATTTTTCGACTACTGAAAGCCAGTGAGATAGACGTGCGCGTGCAGTCTATCACACGCATAGATGCGGACACCGCAAAGGCAAGGCTCCTGCTCTACAAGGATGCCCGTGTGGATATGCACCTGCTCGATGAGCACTTCGGCACATTCGGCTGGCAACGTGAGCACAACTTCAAGGATGGGCGCAACTACTGCCGTATATCCGTTAAAGACCCGAAGACAGGCGAGTGGATAGTAAAGGAGGATGTGGGAGTAGAGAGCCACAGCGAGCCAACAAAGGGCGAGAGCTCCGACAGCTTTAAGCGTGCAGCCACCTGCCTCGGCATTGGGCGAGAGCTTTACACGGCGGGTAATATCACCGTAACGCTCAATAAAAGAGAGTTCACCGCAAAGCAGGTGAAAGACAAAGAGCAGTTATATCTTTCAAGCTGGGTGACATTCAAGGTTAAGGAGATCGACTACGACCAAGACGAGCGCAGCATATCGGCAATAGTAATCACCGATGGCGACGGCAAAGAACGCTACACACGAGGCACGTCGCACTCGCCACTCTTTGCCGCCTGCGAGGAGATGAACGATGCCCGCACGCTGGAGCAGTGCCAAGCGGTATGGACGAAGTACAAGCAGTACCAGGACACACCGCGCTTCGTATCAGCTAAAGACCAGAAAAAACAACAATTCAAAGCACAATAACAATGGGAACACTTTACGACATCACACAGGATCAACAGCTCATTATCTCGTTACTTGAGGAGACGGGCGGTGAGCTTACTCCAGAGATTGAGGAGGCGATGAACATCACACGCTCCGAGCTGGAGAGCAAGGCTGAGGGCTACGGCAAAGTAATTTTTGAATACAAAGCCAAAGAGGAGGCTATCGACGCAGAGATTAAGCGACTAACAGCCCGAAAGAAAACAGCGCAAAACATCCAGCAACGCCTCAAGGAGCGCATTGCCGAGGCGTTGGACGTCTTCGAGGTTGATAAGCTGGAGGCGGGCACTTTCCGCTACTCGTTCAGAAAGTCGAAAAGCGTTGAAATTATCGACATTAACGCACTGCCCGACGAGTTTATCATCACGGAGAAGAAAGCCGATAAAAAGGCTATTGGCGACGCATTAAAGGCGGGTAGCGTGATATGTGGCGCACAGCTCAACGAAAACAAATCTTTACAAATTCGATAATATGGCAAACAGAGTGATTTTAATTGGCAACGTCGGGGCTGACCCCGAGGTGCGAGCTTTCGAGAGTGGCAACAATGTGGCACGATTGCGCCTCGCCACTACGGAGCGATACAAGAAAGACGGCGAGGTGCGCAGCGTGAGCGAGTGGCACAATGTGGAGTGCTGGGGGCGCACGGCTAACCTCATAGACGATTACGTCCGCAAGGGCGACCGCCTTTATATCGAGGGCTCTATCCATTACACGGAGTACACCGACCGTCAGGGCGTGACCCGTAACCAAACAATCATCCGAGCGCAGAACATAGAGCTACTCACGCCGAAGCCAAAGGAGGAGGCAAAGGCAGAGCCAGAGGAACAGCCAAAGGAGGAGGCGCAACCGATACCGCCTGCCACTCCTATGCCACCAGCTCCGCCGATTGACCCACAGCAGGAAAATCAGCACTTTGGCGATGATTTGCCTTTCTAATGTTCACCATCAGCAATGAGGATAAGCGGGAGGTGGAGCGACTGCTCGGAGTGCTCACGCAGACCGCAGGGAACACCGACAAGGCAAAGAACATACGGCGCAGGGCTACGCTACTGAAGCGTAAGCTGGAGCGCAAGAAACCAAAACAATAGCGACAACAAACACACACAACGCACCGCTACGGGTTGGGGCAAGGGAACGACCCCACAAGAAGCTATAACTTGGGTAGCCCTAAAGGGCGGTGCATTTTTTACCGATTATGGCAAAAGAGGCATATTTTTTCAGTCACGACACTAACGCACGCCAAGACCCCAAGCTGCAAGAGGTTTTAATGGAGTTGGGGCTGATCGGCATCGGCGCATATTGGTGTATCATCGAAATGCTCTATGAACAGGGCGGAACGCTACCAGTAAAGAGCTATAAGACCATAGCGTTCACGCTCCACGTCGAGGTGGAGGTTATTCGCTCACTGGTTGAAGATTTCGGGCTATTTAACAACGACGGCGACGAGTTCTGGAGCGAGGCAGTGCTGAAGCGTAGCGAGAAACGAAAGGAGCTTTCGGATAAGCGACGCACCGCAATAAATAAGCGTTGGAACGACGAAGCCGATACAAATGTAATACAAACCGCAGACACCTGTAATACAAAAGAAAAACATTGCGATACAAATGTAATACAAGACGAAAACGGTTGTAATACAAAACCTATATATAAAGAAAAGAAAATAAAAGAAAAAGAAATAAAAGAAAATAATTGTTTGTGTAATTCGGGCGCACGCACACACGAGTGTGCTACGCCAACAGACACACAAGATTTTTTAGAGATTTTCTTTTTTGAGAAAAACTACAAAGACCCACTCGGTGAGGTGCAGAGGTTTATAGCCAACTATGAGGCTAACGGCTGGTGTAGAGCTGGCAGCACAACACCAGTAAAAGACCGCAAGGCACTTGCCCGACTATGGAAGCCCCAGACCGAGGGCGCACGCTTCAATGAGAAAGCCCTGCAATGGCTGGGCGATGTGTACCGCAAGGCAAAGGGCGCAGATCCTGCCGAGGCTATCCGCATAATGGTGGAGGTGTTAGGTATGGCGTGGGAAGTACAGGGCGACGGCATAACGCTGACGATATACTGCACCCCAGCTGCAAAACAAGTCATCGAGCGCAACTATGTACACCGCCGAGGGCTTACAATCAGATGGCAAATCAAAAACGACTAAAATACTACAATTATGGCAAGACATTTCAAACTAACTAACGAAACGAAAGTAAATATTTTCGGCGTTAAGCTATTCCGCATTGAGTGTACCGTGGACTGCAAATGGGCAAAAGTCGGCGACAAAGGCGGATGGGTCGAAAAAGAAGATAACATTCAAGGCGACTCGGCTTGGGTTGGCGGCTCGGCAGAGGTTTACGGCTCGGCAGAGGTTTACGGCTCGGCAGAGGTTTACGGCGAGGCAAGGGTTGGCGGCTTGGCAAGGGTTGGCGGCTCGGCTTGGGTTGGCGGCTCGGCTTGGGTTGGCGGCTCGGCTTGGGTTTACGGCGAGGCAAGGGTTGGCGACTCGGCAAGGGTTGGCGGCTCGGCAGAGGTTTACGGCTTGGCAAGGGTTGGCGGCTCGGCAAGGGTTTACGGCTCGGCAAGGGTTGGCGACTCGGCAAGGGTTTACGGCTCGGCAGAGGTTTACGGCGAGGCAAGGGTTTACGGCGAGGCAAGGGTTGGCGGCTCGGCAAGGGTTGGCGGCTCGGCTTGGGTTGGCGGCTCGGCAGAGGTTTACGGCTTGGCAAGGGTTGGCGGCTTGGCAAGGGTTGGCGACTCGGCAAGGGTTGGCGGCGAGGCAGATTATTGTTGTTTCCAGTCATTCGGTCGGGGTGGTAGAACGACTACCGTATTCCGTGAAAAGTCGGGCGAGCTTCGAGTGCGATGCGGTTGCTTTAATGGCACACTGGCGGAGTTCGAGGCACAGGTAGAGCAGACACACGGCGACACACAGCACGGCAAGGTGTATAAAGCCATTATCGAAGTAATAAAACTTAAATTCGCAAAAGAGTAATGAGCGCAATAGTAACAGGCATTGTAGCGGGCACAATCACCGCAGGCATCCTCCTCGTAGCTTTGGCGGGTGCTTATTTCAACAACAAACTAATGAAAAAGAAATGACCGATGAACTGACAAAGCTCCGCACCGCACTTGCGGAGGCGCAGACCAGAGAGCGAATAGCGGTGCAGGAGTTGCAGAAGATGCGCGCAGAAAAGAAACTACAAACATACGAGTGCAGCTACTGCGCCCAGTGTAAAATCAAAAACCATTAAAGCGATGACAAACCAAACCAATAGCGCACAGCGCAGACTAATGAAGCACGCAAGCTCCGTGATATGATGGACGAGGAAGAGAAAGCCCGCAAAGGGCAAAAACAAACCAAAATAACGAATTAAACCAACGAAATGAGAAAAGGGATAGCACCAACCAAAACAAGCCGTAAAAAGGGCGTAAAACGCGCAAATAGCAAGGGTGATGTTTTTACGTTCCTACTGCACCAACGCCTCGGCGTGGAGTGTGTGCGTGAGTACCGCTTCCACCCTACCCGACAATGGCGGTTTGACTACGCTATCCCCGACCTCCGCATAGCGATAGAGATTGACGGCGGTATCTGGATAAACGGCAGACACAACAGGGCGAGTGGCTACCTGGGCGATATGGAGAAGTTCAACACCGCCGCGACCCTCGGCTGGGTAGTGCTGAAGTTCACACCGCAAGAGCAGTACAGCCAGAAGACGCTGGAACTAATTACTCAAACAATAGCAAACAAGGTAAAAGATGGAGATAACAGGTAAAGTGCATTGCTTCTTCGAACAAAGCGGCACATTCAAGAACGAGTTTATAAAGTTGGGCATCCCCGCCGAGGACTACGACATCCAAAATAACTTTGGCGAGACCGACCACATTATAGACCTTTTTGGCGAAATAGAAACAGCCTATGAGGGGGGGGCAAGCATTTTCGACTCTATCAGTTCTGATGACTTGATAATGGCGTTCTTCCCGTGTATTTACTTTTCTTGTTTATCGCAAATGAGTTTGTCTTGGTCACAAAAAAACTATCGCAAACTAACTAGCAGGGAGGCAACGGAGAAGATACTTGAAAGGGTGCATAACCGAGAAGTGTATTTCACTCTACTAATTAAGATGTTGCAAGTAGCAAGAGAACGAGGATTAAGGTTGATTTTTGAAAATCCGTGGGGATTGCAAACATTTTTAAAGTCAGGGTTTGTTCAGCCACCTGCGGTGGTAGATGAGAACAGGACTTTGAGAGGAGATTATTTTATCAAACCTACAGCCTATTGGTATATCAACTGCGAGCCAACAAAAGGAAAATCATTTCAAAAACCTAAAGAAGTTAAGAGGCTAATGTGGGAGAAGAAAAGCCCGCAAGCAGGAGTTTGTAGTGAGGAACGCTCTATGATTTCTCCCGACTACGCTCGCAACTTTATCTGCGACTTTATCATAGACAAACAACAAACTCATACTATTCCAACATTATTCTAACCAACCACCACAAAAATATCACAATGGAGATTAAGCAAATACCACTACGCCACCTCAAGTGCAACGAGGGGCAGATTGAGGGGCTACCAACAAACCCCCGACAGATAGACGAGGAGCACCTCGACAAGCTCAAGCGATCGCTGCAAGAAGCACCCGAAATGCTCAACCTGCGAGAGCTTATAGTAATGCCGCACGGCAAGGACTACATTATCATCGGCGGAAATATGCGCCTGCGAGCCGCCAAAGAGTTAGGGCTCAAGGAGCTACCCTGCAAGGTGCTACCCGAAGACACACCCACCGAGAAGCTCTGCGAGTACACGATCAAAGATAACAACTCTTTCGGCTCATACGACTGGGACATCCTCGCCAACGAGTGGGACGATTTGCCCCTCGCAGATTGGGGCGTGGATATGCCCGACTTCAAGGAGGAGGAAGACGACAAGCCTCCAAAAGAAAAAGAAACATTAACCTGCCCGCATTGTGGCGCAATATTGTAAGCAATGGGAAAACCTAACCCCCAAAACCTAAAGCCGTTCAACACCCTAACAGAGGAGGAACAGAGGAAGATAGCCACGATGGGCGGAGAAGCATCTGCACGCTCTCGCTCATTCAAAGCCCTGCTCAAGCAAATAGGCGAGGAGGCAGCCTCGGCAGGCTCGCCAATGCAACGCAAGGAGTATGTGGCACGCAAGCTCTACGAATTGGCAGGCAAAGGCAACATCAAGGCAATGGAGCTAATAATGAAAGCCACTAACGAGCTGGAGGATAATATCACGCTCAAAGTCAAACAACCGCGCGACCTCACACCAGAGGAGGCGGCAGAACTAAAAAAGCACCTCGAAGAAACCTACTAATGAGCTACACCGACATCGACATAACACGCAGCTGGTGCAAGGCTTCGCTCTTGAACTTTACCCGTTATATGTTCAAGAAAAAGACCTCACAGCGTTTTATCGTGGGAGAGCATCACCGCCGTATATGTGACGCTCTGGACGCGGTTATGCGTGGCGAGTGCCGACGGCTGATAATCAACATTGCGCCAAGATACAGCAAGACGGAGCTGGTATCAAAGAACTTTATCGCTTACGGACTGGCTCGCAACCCACGCTCTCGCTTCCTGCACCTCTCATACTCCGACGACCTGGTGCTGGATAACAGCAAAGAGGTGAACGAAATAGTTACATCGGACTACTACCGTGAGCTATTCCCCGAGGTGGAGGTTACGAGCGTAGGAGCAAAAAAGTGGTACACCTCACAGCGTGGCGGTGTCTATGCCGTCAGCTCGGCGGGACAGGTTACAGGCTTTGGCGCAGGCGTTATGGATGACGAGGCGGCGGACTTCATCAACGACAGCTCCGCCTATGCAACCTCTTTCGCTGGTGCTATCATCATAGACGACCCACTGAAGCCTGAAGATGCACTCTCCAACGTTCAGCGCGAGCGCGTAAACCAACGCTTCGAGAGCACCATCCGCAACCGAGTGAACAGCCGAAACACGCCAATTATTATCGTGATGCAGAGGCTACACGAAAACGACCTTTGCGGGTATCTCCAGCGCGTAGAACCTGACGAGTGGCAAGTGCTTTCACTCCCCTGCCTCACAACCGACGCAGAGGGTAAGGAGGTGGCACTCTGGGAGCACAAGCACACCGTGGAGGAGCTGCACCACCTCGCCGAGGTGTCGCCCTTTGTGTTCCAAACGCAATACCAGCAAAACCCGCAACCGTTGGAGGGTCTTATGTACCCCGCTTTTAAGGAGTACGACACCCTGCCAATAGGCAAGGGCGTGGCACGCAACTACACCGACACCGCAGACACTGGCGCGGACTTCCTCTGCTCAATTAACTACATCGAATATCCCGAGGGTCTATATGTTACTGACGTGCTTTATACTAACAAGCCTATGGAGTTCACGGAGGTGGAGACGGCTAAAATGCTGGATCGTGGCAAGGTGGCACAGGCACGCATAGAGTCGAATAACGGCGGGCGTGGCTTCGCCCGAAACGTGGAGCGCAACCTGCGCACCCTCGGCAACCGCACCACCACGATAACCACCTTTACGCAAACGAAAAACAAGCAAGTGCGCATCTTCACCCACTCGGCGGAGGTGTGCAATATGGTTTATATGCCCAGGGGCTGGGAGGTGCTTTTCCCTGCCTTTGCTAATGCGGTGAAGTCATACCGCAAGGGGGGGCGTAACCTACACGACGACGCACCCGACGCTCTCACGGGTCTTATTGAGAGCATTAAACCAACTATTACAACAAGATACTCAAGAACGTAAGAAATGGCACTACTTGAAAAAATCAGGCGACTATGCACCGCCGTAAACCCCGACTACCGCTTCGAGTTTGAGAGCGAGAAAATGATGAACGTCAAAGCGGATAACGACCGCTTCCCCGTCGCTTTCTTTGAGGAGTACAGCGAGAGCCGCTACACTTCACGCTACGGCTGGCGCAAGCAGACGCTCGTAGAGCTATCCCTCCTAAAGCTCGCACCTATGCACTGCAACGCCACACTCCGAGAGCAGCTGCGTGAGGAGATAGAAACCGAGTTTATTATCCCACTTATTGGGCGACTGCGCACCACTACCGACTTTGAGGAGGTTACACAGGTGGAGGCGTTCCCTATACCGATAGCCTTTGACGCTAACGCCACAGGCACAATGCTCCGCTTCTGGGTGGTTGAAAGAGTTTGCTAATATGAGGTTCGGCAGTATATACGTCGGTACGCTCGACGTGATGGGCGGTGCTTTCACATACGGCAACCGCATAGCCATAGAGCAGATATTTGCCCACACCGACAAAAGCGAGTATCAGCTCCTAAAAGAGGCACACCGCGAGCTATATGGCTACTCTTGCCTATTATTGCCCCGAAAGATGCGATTTAAGCGACTAACAGCCATCGCCGAGGGGTTGGCTCAATGGTGTAGGATAGAGGCGCAAGAATTAGACTACAAGCCCACTGCGGAGGAGTTAGCCGCAGGCATTGATGAGTACCGCAAAAAGGTGGGACACCTCGCCACGATTGAAGCCATAGCGGAGAGGTTCGGGCAAGACCCCGACGATGTGCTAAAATGGGCATATAGCAAGGTCTTTGGCTTTCTCCGTAAGGACTTGCAGGAGGCAAAATTCCAAAAGCGATATAACGACATAATGACCCGAAAGAATGGAGGAAATAAGAAACATCATTAATCAGCTTCTCGCCGAGTTCGTCAAGGACGTGCAGGTAAACGCCATAATGCAAGGCAAGTACACCACAGGGCGCACGATCAAGACAATGGAGAGGCGTGAGCGAAGCGTGAGCGAGGATGCGGTGCAGGTGGATATGTACGCAGCACCCTACATCTGGGCACTCGACACAGGTAGCGCACCAGCTCGCAGGCGTGGCACGGATGCGGAGCGACAGGCTTTTATCTCCAACCTCACGGAATGGTGCAGGACGCACGCAATGCCAAAGGCGGGAATGAGCGAGGCGCAATATCGCAACTTTGCCAAGTTCCTGAAGTGGTACATCGGCAAGCACGGCTCCTGGCTCTATCGTCACCCAGCCAACCAGCACAGGGTGATAGCCCCAGCAATGGCAACACTTGAGGAGTCGTTATCGTCGCAGATTGCCGACTCATTCAGTAGCACAATAACAATTCTCTCAACCAAAAACAACAAAAAGATAGTGATATGATAAACACACTACGCTCTAACTTCGATAACGCCTTATCGCAAATTAGCGATTTGGATGCATTTAACGCAGGCGGTGGCGTGGCGGTATGGACTGCACCCCCAACCGTTGCGAAAGCCTATAACCCCATTATATTCACCGCTACGGCATATAAGGCGGTGACACCGAGCAACCCCATATCGGGCATAACGGTAAACGTGGCGCAGGCAGTACACGAGGGCGGCACTACCATCGTGCGCTTTACCTACCCCGTAGCGAGCCGCATAACACTGGTAATGAAAGACCAGAACGAAAGCACGCAGACGCTCACCGTCACAGCAGGAGCAACGGAAAGCCCACGCATAGCGGATGGTTACTACCAGATAGAGAGTATCACTCCAGCCAAAGATGCGCAATATATCTATGTTGCAGCAGGCACAGCGTTAGACGCAGGCGACTATCTCATAGCATCATCGGGGGCGGTGTTCTATCGCACTAACGACGTGAGCACGGTAACGCTCACCCTCGTAGTGAAAGGCGAAAGAATAACGCTAACGGCGGAGACATTCCTCGGCAAGGTGGATATGGATGTGAGTGCTATTGTGCGCACGTACTTTGCACCCCATATCTTCAATATTGAGGGTGGCGGACTCGCAGACGATCCAGCTCTCGCAGTAAGATACTCGGCAGAGGCGCAGGGTCTGACCTTTGGTGACTTTGGAGCTATCAATGCGGTGGCGCAGGTGGGCGAAAGAGCCGACTACACCGATGCGCCTAACCCTCTATCCCTCGCCAAGATTTACCGCAAATATGACGGCTATCCACTCGATTACTCGGTATTAGGTGGTATTAGCGTGGTGCGTGCGGGCATCGTTGGCGCAATGGTTACGCCCATTATAGCCGTAGAAGACTGTACCCCACCCTCTCCGTTTTATGTTCGTTGGGTTAATACCCTCGGCGGTGTTGATTACTGGATGTTCTCAAAGCGTCAGGAGTTCACGCCGTCGGTGAGTAGCACCAGCACATACGCCCAATATAACGCAGACCCAGCAACGGCTATCACCAACCGCAGAGCCTACGCTCTCGCCACCAAAAACAGCGTAACGGTGGGCGCAGAGGGCGTGCAAGCCATCCACTGGGATATGTTGGAGGGGTTGCCATATTCTCCGCTTATTGAGTGGTACAACGAGAAGCTGAGCAAGTGGATAGGCATAACCGTAGCCAAGTATGAGGGCAAGATTGCCACCGACACAAACACTCACACAATAGAGATAACTTTCGATTTCCCAACCATTAACACGCAATTCTAATGGATAGAGTTTTTATCAACGGCATAGAGATAGAGCTAACGGGCGACAAAAGCATCGCCCTGCTCTATCAATCGCCTTTCTTCACGGATATAGACGCCATCGTCAGCAACCGCACCACCTCGGTAGAGATACCACGCACGCCAAACAACATCCGTGCGGTGGAGTTTGCGGGCATCTTGCAGGGCACATCGGGCTTCGAGTATAACGCCCATAAGGTCGTATTCTTGCGTGACGGCGTGCAGCTGTTCACTGGCACAGGCACGCTCTTGAGCATCACCCCGACCGCCTATAAATTCACCTTTGCGTGGGGTAACATCGAAACGCTCCAGCAGATGCTCGACACCAATCTGCGAGATTTGCAGACCCAAGCATCGAGCGACTATGTAGGCTACAACAGCACCACCGCCAGCAGTAACCGCACATATTACCCGCAGGGGTGGAATACTACCAGCGCGTGGGGCGTGGGTGTGCAGGGCGCAAGCGTGCAGCCTATTATGCCCGTAAGCGAGATAATGGCACGCATAGCGTCACGCTTCGGCGTTTCGTTCTCTTTCCCCACAGGGCACAGCTTCAACAAATACCACATTCCGCTGGTGACACGCTACGGCGATAGCAGGAGCGCAAGGTGGCAGGGTGCTATCTTCGTGGATGTGGGCTTCGACCTGGGGCGCACTAACTTTGCTAATGGTGGCGGTCTTACCTATCTTGCGGAGCTATCCCCCGACAGGGTGGGCGGGTTGGATGTTGGCGACGGCATAATCGACACCGCCGATATTGACAGCCTCACCGTTCAAGTGCCCGCAGGGTTCGAGTTGTTGCAGATGAGCGAGGGCAGAGCCGATGTGCGTGCTGGTCTTGCGGTCTATGCGTTAAGTTATCAGGGCGTGGATGCTATCGCTACCAAGCTCGCCACCGTACCGATGACCCGACGAGAGCAAACATCTGGCTACAATGAGACGGATTATATCTATACCGTAGAACGAGCCTACACCACCACGATAGACGTAGCAGACTATGACGAGGTGGTTATTGCCGTCGCCTATAAGGAGGATGCCAACGAGGGCGATCTCGAAAATGTAATTGTGCAGAGAAACGCAGGCGTTACGGTTATTAACCCCGACGCGGACACCGTAACCTTTGGTGATAGCTCTATTATTCCGCTTTACGCCAACCTCCCCGATATGACGGTGGCGGAGCTTCTCAAAAACCTTATGAAGCTGGAGGGTGTCTTTGCATACTCCACCACACCGCAGGAGGTGCGCTTCGTATCGCTCGACGATGTGTATAACAAGCGCAACACCGCCGAAGACTGGAGCGCAAAGGTTATGGGAGAGCCAACCGAGATCGCAAGCACATTTAACTCGCTGGCGCAAAGGAATTGGATGCGCTACGCAGAGGATGACAGCATAAAGGGCAATTATGACGGCTACATCGTGGTATATTCTGCCCTGCTGGATAAGGAGAGCGAGTTGCTTTCGGTTGATTTCGCACCCACCGAGGGCAACGCTATCGGGGTATGGGTGGCAGACGAAAACGGCGACGCAGAGTGGAACGATGTAGAGCCTCGTATATTGCTTGAGCAGGGCGGAGTTATTGGCTTCGGCGGTATGGCGTGGGATAGCCTTATAGCATCCAACTATGCGACCTATCAGCGTGCAGTCTTACGACCTCGCACCGTCAGGGCAAGCGTACACCTCACAACGGCAGACATAGTGCGCTACGACCCCACCACGCCAATATATGTGCGCCAGTGGGGACACTACTACGCCGTCATAAAGCTAACCACGAAAGAAAACAACACCGCCGACGTTGAGTTATTACAGCTCGGCAACGAATAAACAACAACCAACTACTACACTACTATGGCAGACAATAAGCAACTAATGTTTAGCGTGCAGGTGGAGGCAGAGCAAGCAATAAAAGACCTCGCCATATACAACCGCAACATCCAAAACATCGACAAGAGCATCGAGGAGCTACGCAAGCAGCAGAAAGCCGAGGGCGCAGATGTGCAGGAGCTGGAGCAGCGCATTGTGCGTATGCAACAAGCTCGCAAGACATACCAAAAGGCTATTGCCGAAAGCTCCAAAGAGCTGCAAAACAGCATAAAGGTGAACACCCTCGCCGAGGGGTCGCTGGCAGGTTTGCGTGCCGAGCTCTCCAAACTTAACGCCCAATATGATAACCTCTCACGCGCTGACCGTGAGGGCGACATCGGCAAGGGCTTACAGGAGAATATCAACAAGGTAACCAAAGAGATTAAGGATGCCGAGTTTGCGACACAAAGGTTTTACCGCAACGTGGGTAACTACCCCAACCAGTTAAGTTTTTCCGTTCAACAGGTAGCAAGAGAGTTACCATCGCTTGCCAATGGAGCACAAACTTTCTTCATCGCCATATCGAATAACTTGCCAATGCTTGCCGACCAAATCAAGGCGGCACACGTCGAGTATAAGGCAGCGGTGGCTTCGGGTGAGGCGGCGACCCCAGTGTGGAAGCAGTTGCTATCGTCTATTGAGTCGTGGCAAACACTGCTTACGGGGGGTATTGCTCTGCTCACAGTGTACGGCAAGGATATAGTGGAGTTTGTCGGTGGTTTATTCAAGCAAAAAGAGGCTTTTGACGCTTCAGCAAAGGCGGCAGAGGACTACAATAAGACGATGACCGAGGCACGCACACAGGGCGCAAAGGATGTGGCACAGCTGCAAACACTCTACGGCGTGGCTACGGATGTGAAGCGTTCCATTGACCTACGACGTGAGGCGGTGGCGTTACTGCGTAGGGAGTACCCCGCATATCTTCAGCACTTGAGCGACGAGGAGATTATGGCAGGCAAGGCGGCAGGTGCTTACAAGCTACTGCGTGACCAGATGCTGGAGATGGCAAAGACTCGTGCCATTATGGATCGTCTGACAGAGCTAAATGCGGCGCAAGTATCCGCAGAGTATGAAGCAATAAGAGAGGCGGAAATAAAAGTAATTGAGGCGCAAAAAGAGTTGCAAGAATTTGAGGCTTCAGCTATTAAACAATATGGCGAGAATTTTAAGTTTGCAAATCAGGCACAACAGGCAATGCTTAATTCGACCTATGCGGAATTAACTGCAACATACCGCAATGCTCTCAAACAATTAGAAGAAGCAGGGGGAAAATTTGAGGAAACATTCAAAATACCTGCAAAAAACGTAGGAGATATTAACGACTATGTTTTATCCGCAACTGGAAAACTTATAAACGGCATTACTACGTTCCGCACCGAGCTCGACAAAGTAACAGCACCCGACGGCGGCACGGTTAAGGTGCTGGAGCTTGACATCGAGCACTTATACGACGATATAAACGCAGTAAATGCAGAGTTAGACTCTATCATCGCAAAACAGCAAGCGCAGGCAAAGGCACTCACGCAAGCCATAGCCCTCGCCACAAAGGGGTTGGCAAACCCTTTCACCGCGTTAGAGGAGGAGTACGCACAGGCGTTGGAGACTATCCGCCAAGATACCACCCTCGCCAACGACGAGCGTGTATTCTATGAGTTAGCGTTGGAGGTGCAACTCGCCAAGCGCAAGCAGGAGCTGACGGAGCAACTCAACCGCCAGCAGTACGAGGCACGAGTGGCGCAGGCAAACAAGGAGCTACAAATGGCGTGGAGGGATGCCGATGCGCAGTATAAGATCAAGCGCGATTTTCTGCAAAAGGAGCTACAAGATGCACGCAACAGCGCAGAGCAACGCGCCCGACTTGAGCAGGAGTTGGCAGAGCTTAACAGCCAATATGCCCAGCAGAAGATTGACAACTTCAGCAAGTATGCCCAGCAGGTGGTGCAGTTAGCCACAAGCATATCCGACGTATTCAAAGCAAACGAGGATGCACAGCTCCAAAAGGCAGAGGCAACAAACGAGGCAGAGAAAAAGAGCCTCAAGCAGAAGCTGGATAGCGGTCTTATCTCGCAAAAGCGTTACGACCGAGAAATAGCCCGAATGGATGCGGAGCTGGATGCGAAAAAGGCGAAAATCGCCTACAACCAAGCAATGCGTGAGAAAGCGTTGAGCGTGGCGCAAATCGCCATTAACACCGCTACGGCTATCGCCAAGATATGGGCAGAAGTACCAAAGGCAGATTTTGGTGCTACCACTATCGCCCTCACGGCTATGGCGGCGGCTATGGGCGTGGCGCAAACGGCAGCCGTACTCGCTACCCCTATCCCAAAGGCACGCAAGGGTGGTATCGTGGCAGGTGCTACGCACGAGCAGGGCGGTGTGCTTATCAACACCGAGGATAAGGAGCGTATTATCTCGGCGAAGCCAGCGCAGGCGTTCCCCGAACTGCTCAACCTTATAAGCTACATCGGCAAGCACTCAAGCATCCCCGACACAGGCTTTGCAGCTCGCACCCTCGTGAGTGGCAGCGCAAGCAGTGCCCCAATCAATGCCGACGAGCTGGCGCAGAAGATAGGCGCACAGGTGGGTGAGGCGGTGCGACAAATGCCGATTTACCTATCCCTCACCGAGCTAAAGGAGGCGCAAGAAGAATACGCAAGAATAGAGCAAAGCGCAAAATCATAAAACACTATGGCAACAGCGTATGACATTATAATCTCCATACCAAAGGAGAAGCGCAAGGAAATGGCACGGGCGGGGCTACTCTCGCCCGACACCGAGCGTAACATCTACATTTATGAGCTCTGGCTCTCGCTCATAGCGCAGGGCGTGCGAAAAATGGACGCTTACACCAATATCTCGGAGCGTTGCTACACCTCCGAGGATAATGTGCGCAAAATCATTAAGAAAATGGGGGTAGAAGCCAAAGAATAACCCCAGCCACCCAACCCACCCAAAACAAGAAAACAACGGCAGAAAACGCCCAAAACGCGCCATTACGGAGGGAATGGAAAAAAGATTACCAACAAACCATTTAACCGATTAGTTAAATTTGTGTAACAAACGACAAAATTATGATTGAAATTAAAGTTCATACGCTTATAGCTCACACAGAGTGCGCTTTTCTCTACTCAATGGACGGAGAGGATGGCGTGTTCTCGTTGGAGACGGTGCAGCGCATTTTTGAGGAGCACCCCGACGAAAAAGATTTTCGCCTTAACATCCATTGTCAGGGCGGAGAGATTGCCGAGGGTTTAGCCATCTACGATTTTCTGCGCACCAGTGGCAAAAACATCTACACCAACATTGAGGGTGCGTGCCACTCTATGGCTATCGTGTTGCTCTTGGCAGCACCAAAGGAAAACCGCACAGCCAACCCCAACAGCCGTGCTCTTATCCACTTGCCATATCTTGAGTGGGCAGGAGGCACAGCCGACGAGTTGAAAAAAGCGGAGGAGATGGTGCGAGACTCGCAGAACGCTATCATCGACATTTACGCTGACCGCACCGAGCTAACCCGCGAGGAGGCGGAGCGCATTATGGCGGAGGAGCAGTACCACTCAATGGACGAAATGTTAAAATGGGGCTTTATCGGAAAGATAAACTCATATAATACAAACCTTTCAAAATCAAAAAACAAAACAATGAACGCACTTTTAGACAAGATTACTAACTTCTTGGCATCACTCAAGAACGAGGTAAACAGCGCGGCGGAGGATGTGAAAAATTACATTTTCTACGGCGAGGATGGTGTGGAGCTTTTCCGCACCGAGCGCGAGGATGACCACTTGGAGGTGGGTATGAAAGCCGAGCCTGACGGCGTGTACGAGATTGGCGAGCGTGTTATCGTCATCGAGGGCGGTGTAATCACCGAGATACGCAACAAGGTAGAGGATGACCCACGCGACGAGGAGCTGAACGCATTGCGTGAGCAGGTCGCAAACCTCACTACACAGCTGGAGCAGGCTAACGCCCAGCTCACAAACGCCACAAACCTACTCACCGAGGCAAAGGCGCAGATTAAGTCGCAGGGTAAGATTGGCAACCGTGTGGGCGCACCAAAGGTGGGTGAGCAGTCACCTACAAGAGAGGAGCGCAAGGCAGCCATCAAGGAGAAGCTGAAGAAGTAACTCCTAAATCTCAACTATTACAATTTTTTCAACTATTACAACTATGGCAACAAAGATTGATTTTTCAAAGTTTACATTCACAGCGGAGCAAATTCGTGACATCAACGATTTGCTATACGATCAGGTGATGCACGCCCCTGACCTCGCTTTCATTCACACCATTTTCCCTGGAGTCGTATTCGACAAGGAGGTAGGCTTCCTCACTGGTGGCGGTTTGGTAGGTAAGGCAGGACAGGGTTGCGACCCAACTCCACAGGATTACCAGATTGGCACACGCGCGGTAACGTGGGCACCGAAGCGTTGGGAGGTGTTCATCAGCGAGTGCGCATACGAGTTGGAGCAGACTGCTGCCGTTTACGCTCTGCGCAATGGCACTTTGGTAAGCGACCTCACAGATACCGACTATATGGCTATCGTGGTGGAGTTCTTGCGTGAGTCTTTGCATGACTTCTTCTACCGCATTGCGTGGTTTGGCGACGTGGATGCAGAGAACGTGGGCGACGGCGGTCAGATTACCGCAGGCGTGGACGTTACATACTTCACCCTCATTGACGGCTTCTGGAAGCAGCTCACCGCAGGTGTTACCGCTAACCCAGCCCTCGGCGTGACTATCGCAGCCAACGCAGAGGCAACAAAGGCGGAGCAGTTGGCAGGCTTGACACCAGAGGCAGCCTACAACACATTGCAGGCTATGTACTTCGGTGCGCCACTTGATATGCGTGCGTCAGGCGATATGCGCTTCCTCGTTACGCAGTCAGTAGCAGATGCTTATATGCAGTATTTGCAGGGCAAGAACATCGACGCAACATACCGCAACCTCGTGGACGGCGTGCCTGCTCTTATGTTCAACGGCGTGCCAGTCATTGCGCTCCCAATCTGGGACTCTATGATCAAGTCATATCAGGACTTGGGCGCAACCTACTACAAACCACACCGTGCCGTGCTCATTGAGAAGCTCAACCTCGGCATCGGCGTAAGCTCGGAGGATGGTTTGGCAAGGTTCGACATCTGGTACGATAAGACCTCACGCAAGAACTATGTGCTTGCACAGGACACTATCGACGCAAAGCTGCTGAACGCATCGCGCTTCGTATTGGCGCAGTAACCTAATGGGGTGGGCAACCCCCACCCCTCTTTTTCTCAACTATAAAAACGTAAAAAATATGATTGATTGCGGTAAAATTTCAGCTAACCTCACACTCGCATCGTGTGCAGTTTCTTCGATTGCGGTAGAGCCAGAGGTGATCCTTATGAACCACGCCGATATTGACGAGGTGACAGAGGCGGACGGCGTAATCTCTGCTATCGTACTCAAGGAGGGTGCTAACGGCTATAAATACAGCACATTCCGCAACGGTGTAGAGGGTACGGTGGGTGTAAATGTAGGCTCATACGTTACTCGCTTCACGCATCAGTTGCTTATCCGTGTATTCTCAAAAACACAGGAGATTAAAGACCAGCTCAATGCGTTGGCTAACGGTCGCGTTGTTGCTATCGTCAAGAACGCAAGCAACGAGAGTGAGGAGGTAAAATATGAGGTGTACGGCAAGGACAACGGTCTTATCGTTACCGACTTGCAGGCAGTGACTACCGATGCCGACGGCATTGTGTACGCCGTTACTTTGGCTTCGGGCGAGAACGCATACGAGAGCCAGCTCCCTGCGTCTTTCTATGCTACATCACTGGAGCAGACCGAGACAGCTATCAATGCGTTGCTGGGTGCTAATTAATGGGCATTATGGAGGCATTAGAGCAGTTTCGTAAGAGCTACGGAGGTTTAACCACGTCACAGGTGCGCACCCTCATAAAAGAGGACACAGGCTTCCGCAATACGCTGGCAAGTCTATATCGCCAATGCTTTCACAAGCACCTCAATACAGGGTGCAGCAACTGCTGGCTCGATGCTTTCGTTATGCTTCGCAGATTAACAAAACAAACTTTTGAAGATATGAAAAATCGTTTATTTGAACTCAAGGCGGGAGCGTTGCTTGTGGATGTTATCAACGGCGACAACGCCAAGATGGCGACACACCACAACCTCACCGACGAGCTTGCGCTTTACCATTTGCGCACAAACCCAAAGAGCATCCGCCTATTTTCAAAATACCCCGAAAATTGGCAGGAGCTTGCAGAGGCGGAGGCAGAGCCACAGCCAACCAATGAGGAAGCACCAGCACCAGCCGAGGAGGCAGAGGTGGAGGTTGCGGAGCTTGCAGAGGCGGAGGCAGAGCCACAGCCAAAGGCAAAAGCTAAACGCAAGAAGAAATAACGAGGAATATTCCCATTCATCAGCCCGTTTGCCGTCTTTGGTGACGGGCTTTTTTCAAAACTATGAGAGCAGAAATACTAAAAACGCAGAAGCAGGTCGAGGTATCCAATAACTCAAACTACGGCATACAAAACTACGGCGCATATAACGACCTCCCACAGCGCATTATGGAGATTGTGGAGGCGAGTGCTACGGGCTCATCGTGCGTGGAGACATACCGCAAGTTCATTGCAGGGCGTGGCTTCGAGGTGGAGGCTTTCTATCGTGCTATCATCAACGAGAAGCGAGAGACTGCCGACGACCTGCTACACGCCATAAGTGACGACTTCGCACGCTTCGGTGGCTTCGCCCTGCACGTCAATTATAACGCCCTCTATCAGATTGTGGAGGTTACGCACGTCCCTCTGGAGTGGGTGCGCTTCGGTGAGCTGGGTAGCGATTACAGCTTCTCAATGGTGGCGGTGCATCCAGATTGGGGCAAACGCTTTGGGGCGTTGCGTCGCTTTAACTCTGCCGACATTGAGCGTTACCACCTTTACGACCCAACACCCGAAACGATAGACGCAGAGGTCGCATCTGCGGGCGGATGGGATAACTACAAGGGTCAAATACTCTACTACTCCAACCGAGGCGAAAAGGTGTACCCTATGCCCATTTATGGGGCGGTGCTTACCGATATGAGCAACGAGGAGGGCTTGAGCAACATAACCCAGCGCAACGTGCGCCACAACTTCCTCCCTGCGGGTATGCTGGTGGACTACGACAATACCGCCAACACCGAGGGGCAGGAGAACGAAACAAAGGAGGAGCTAAAGGCGTTCCAGGGCGATATGAAAGCGGGGCAGCTTATGTATGTGAATGTGCGAGAGGGAGAGACACCGCCCGAGTTTAAGCCGTTCACCGCCAATAACTACGATAAGGCATTTACCAATGCCGAGGAAAAGACACCAGAGATCATCGGGCGTGCTTTCGTACAGCCCCCTATCTTGAGGGCGCAGGATGTAGGCTCAAACTTTGGCGCAACGCTTATGCAAAACGCCTACGACTTCTATAACTCAATCACCGAGAATGAGCGAATGGTTATCGAGCGAGTCTTTTCGCAGGTGTTCAGCCGTTGGCACGACCCCAACATCAACCCCGAGCGTAACTACTCAATCATCCCAAAGGAGTACCGCGTAAATATGAGCCTTGCCGAGAAGCTGGGCGACAATACGGACAGGGTGCTGGAGGTGTTGCGTAGTGATATGACGGAGAGCGCAAAGCGTGTGATTTTGTCAAAGATTTTCAACCTAACCGACGAAGATATTAACGAGCTACTGGAGGGGCTTCGAGTATGATAATCACGGTAGAAGATATAAGAAAGGTTCGCCCCATAGCGTATAACATCGACGAGGAGCGTGTAAATGTGTTTATCCGAGAGGCGGCGGAGCTGGATGTAATCCCAGAGATTGGCGCAGATATTTACGAGCGATTTAACCAGCTGGGCAACATCGTAGTGGATGCGGAGCGTGCTAACCTACAAACCGAGGAGGGCGCAGACATTTACGCATTGTCGGAGGGTGATCTCTCAACGGAAGAACATAAATTTCTCTTTGGCGGTTACTATACAGACGACTGCGGTAAGGGGCGTTATTTTAGCGGTCTGAAGGTGGCACTTGCCTACTTTGCCTATGCAAGGCTGGTGCGTAATGCGCAGATAAATGTAACGCCTTATGGCGTGGTGCGTAAGCTGGGCGAGGAGAGCGAGCCAACGAGTCAAACAACCATCGCCTCGGTGTCGGCAGATGCTTACAACATCGGCAAGGCTCTGCTGGCGGAGGCTCTGCGCTACTGGCGCAAATACGGTGAGGGCAAATGCTGCTCCAAGCCGATAAGAAAGAAGAAATTTTTAGCTATTGGCAACTAATAAACTACAATACTATGGGAGGTGGTAAAAGATTTGCGGGCGACTTTCAGCGTATCGACGCGGTGAAGCCCAGCGATAAGCTGCTCATTCAGGACAGCGAGGATGGTAACGTAAAATTCGCCTTTCCTGGGCAATTTACAGCGATTAACGGCTATAAGACCGTTGAGAGCGTGGATGATCTACCGCTTAACCCCGTGCGCAAGGATATTGCGTATGTGGTAGGCGACAATATGTATTTTTGGGTAGGCACGGGCGGTGATACTCTTAACGGAGTGTATCAGCGTGCCAATATCTTTAAGGGCGAGCGCGGCGAGTCGGGGGCGTTACGTCTGATCGAGCAGACAACAAGCGACACGACGGTGGAGCTTCAGCATAATGCTATGCACGTGTGGTCGGAGCCAGTGAGTGAGTTAAATCTGACTTTTGGTGCTTCTCCCGTAGGTTATGTACCTACCTATGCCGTTCAGTTTATCGCCCCAAGTAAAGGCTTAACCCTAAATGTAGATAATGTAAAATGGGAAGGTGGTGACATTATGCCAGCCTTTGAGGGGAAGATTTATACAATATGGTTTATCAATGGGATTGCTTATGTGACATCCATCCCTGATCCTATCGTTACGCTACGTGCTACCTATCAAGGAGGTGCTGATGTAAAAATAATTAAAGACACAACGGGCATCATTGCGATGCGCATAAATGGGGTTAGCATAGAGCCAACTGCTACCCTAACTATTAACGAAGACTATGCAACGGTAGAAATTGACTTTGAGGCAACCTATGACGGGGTTAATTCTATGTTCAGCAGCTGCTTTGCTCTTACAAGCCTTGAGTTTGTAAGGGGACGATTTATAAGACTTGTATCAACAAGGTATATGTTCAACAGCTGCATAGCTCTTACCAGCCTTGACTTGTCGGGGCTTGACACATCCAGTGTTACGGATATGAGTTATATGTTCAACAACTGCCAAGCTCTCACAAATCTTGACGTGTCGTGGCTTAATACATCCAGCGTTACGGATATGAAAAATATGTTCAGCAGCTGCTATTCTCTTACCAGTCTTGACCTATCGGGTTGGAATACTTCCAGCGTTACGGATATGAAATATATGTTCAGCCACTGCGAAGCTCTTACAAGCCTTGACGTGTCGGGTTGGAATACTTCCAGCGTGACGGATATGGAACATATATTCAGCGGCTGCCTATCTCTTTCCAGCCTTGACGTATCAGGGTTTGATACATCAAGCGTTACGGATATGAAATATATGTTCGCCAGCTGCCTATCTCTTACAAGCATTGACGTGTCAGGTTGGAATACATCGAAAGTGAAAACTATGGAACATATGTTCAGCGGTTGCTTTACTCTTTCCAGCCTTGACGTATCAGGGTTTGATACATCAAGCGTTACGGATATGAAATATATGTTCGCCAGCTGCGAAGCTCTTACAAGCATTGCATTTACTGGAAACTTAGCAAGCGTTAATGGTATAGGTTATATGTTTAGCTATTGCCAAGCTCTAACAAGCCTTTCATTTGCGGGCGTAACAGCTTTTAACGCGAACCTAAATGTTCCATCGTCTATGTTTTCAGGTACAACATCAACAGGCGAGTTTGTATATAATGGGAACGTAGATTTCTCCAAGATTATTGATGTTTTGCCTCCAACCTGGACATCCAGAGCAGTATGATAATCATCCGTAACAAACTAATACCCGTAAAGGGCTTTAGTATGCTAAATATTCTCGGAGTCGTGTTTGTGCGTGAGGGGGCAGAGATAAACCCCACACGCCTACGGCACGAGGCAATACACACAGCCCAGCAGTACGAGATAATGACACTCTCGGCACTTGTGGCGTTGGTGCTCTGCAATGTGTGGGCTTCGTGGTGGTACTTGCTTATTGTTGTGGTTATGCCTATTGCTATCTACGTGCTGGCGTGGCTCATAGCGTTAGCACTCCCGCCATACGATAGAGCCTACCGAGATACACCCTTTGAGCGTGAGGCATACGGCAACCAATACAACACCGATTATCTTGTAACACGTCCACCGTTTGCGTGGCTTAAATACTTAAACCAAAATGTTTAATAAGATCGCACAGATACCCTATGACAAGCTATTGCACTTTGTGGCTGGTATGCTTATCACCGCCTGCGTGGCTCTCTTCCCTTGTATGGTAAATATCGCCTTTGTTGGTGCTATCGTTGCAGGTATTGCCAAGGAGGTGAGAGATAAAATAACTTATGGGGGATATGATTGGAAAGATTTAGCCGCCACTATCGCTGGAGGCGTTATTATGCAACTATTTATATGGTTAATTAACTAAAACACACAACTCTATGGAACTTCAATTCACACAGCAGGAAAATGTTTTCGTTGCCGAGTTTACGGCAGAAGCAGACTTTAACATCCACATTGAGAAAGGTAACGGCTTTGTTACTCTTTATCAGTCGGGAGTAGAGGGCGGCAGGTATGACCTTGTGCGCTCGCTAAATGACAATAACTACGACGTGGTTATTGATGCAGATTGTATGGCTTTGGTATATCCGAAGTATATGCGTATTGTCAGCACCGTAATGCCAACGATGGCGGTAATCACTTTTGCAGAGTAAGCTATGAAAAAGGTAATATTATTAAATAACACCGTCTGCGATAAGAACGATTGTGTTATTATCAAGAAGACAACAGGCGGAGGAGGTGGTGGAGGCGATACGCCCTCACCAAGTCGCCCAACATACACGGGACACGCAGATGCCGAGGGTCTGCGTGCTATCGGATGGACTGACGAGGACATAGCATATTATCAGGAGAATGGCGTTAATTGGAACGAGGAGGATGATCAGTACCACCTCGTAACAGAAGACAACAAAGCTCTGTATGGCGTGCTAACAGCAACAAATATCCAAACGTATAAAGATAGAATTGTGTATCTACCAAAAATAGATACATCCAGCGTGACGAATATGAGTTATATGTTCCAAAACTGCTATTCTCTTGTTTCTATTCCGCAGTTAGATACATCCAGCGTTACGGAAATGAGTTATATGTTCCAAAACTGCTATTCTCTTGTTTCTATACCGCAGTTAGATACATCCAGCGTTACGAATATGAGTTATATGTTCAA